TGGCCTACCGCGCTCCCTCGCCGGGCATCTACACCCCCTCCGCTGGTTACACGTTCTCGTGGACTGGGCTGATGGGTGCCGGTGCGCTGGGCATGCGGATGAAGCGTATCCGCGACGAGAAGAAGGAAGCCGACGAGCTGGAGATCCAGATGTCGTTCGACCAGAAGCTGGTCAGCGCGGATCTGGGTCACTTCTTCCAGACCATTGTGGCCTGACCGTCACGGGGCCGGGAACCAGACCCGGCCCCAACTTCAACCCCACCAACAGAATCATGGGACAACGTCACTGGCAACAGGTCTGGGACCCCAACCCTCCGTTCGTCTTCCGGCAGTCTCTCCTCATCGAAGGGAAGCGAGTCGCGTTCGGCGATCCGGTCACTCCGGAGCTTCGGAAGAGTCTTGGGATGAACCGTCTCCGCCGTTGGTGGGACGCGAAGGTCATCGAGATCGCTGACTTCGACCCGGCAACTCGGACTACCTCCGAGCCCGTCGCCAAGGAACCTCTTGGTCCTGAGGGCAAGCAGAAGGCGACGACCAAGAAGAAGGTCACTCGCAAGAAGGCTGCTCCGAAAAAGAAGGTCACTCGCAAGAAGGCTGCTTCGGAAGAGGAATGACCTATGGCCACTGCCCGTCGAGTCCGGATTGTCGTCAACAGCCTCGAGAGGTTCGTGGACGAGCTGATCAAAAAGATCGTGCTGGACATCACGGCCAACCTCAAGCGTGCGGCAGCGGAAGGCGGCACTCCGGTCGATACCGGATGGGCGCGAGCCAACTGGATTCCCAACATCGGACGTCCCCGTGAGGGGACTGCAGGATCCCCTGAGAGCGTGAGTCAGAGCGACCAGGCAGCCGGAGAGGGCGCAGTCGCAGCGACGTACACGACGGCCAAGGGTCCTGTGCACATCACCAACAACGTTCCCTACATCACCTTCCTGAATGCTGGCAGCAGCCCACAGGCTCAGCCAGGCTTCGTCCAGCGGGCGATCATGAAGGCTGTGAGGGAAGATCTTGCAGGAGCGTTCAGGTCACCCTGATGGTCACTATCGTCGATGCAAGAGAAGCAATCTACACCTACTTCCTGGCCAACTTCAGTGCGGTCCCGTCGAGCCGCATCGATGCGGCCAACGAAGAGTTCGATCCGCCGGATGGACTTCCGTGGGTCCGACTCAATGTTCGTCACCTCGCTTCTCAGCAAGAGTCGCTTGGCGGTGTTGGGCAGAGGAAGTTCTTTCGCGAAGGCTCAGTCTTCGTCAGTATCTACATCCCGGAGAACGACGGACTCCAGAACGCAGACACGATTGCAAACGCAGTGCGCACCATTCTGGAAGGTGTGCATCTGAACAACAACGACATCAGGCTGAACACCTGCACGATCACCGAGATTGGACTCGTTGATGGCTGGTTTCTTGTCCAGGCTGAGACCAGTTTCAACTACACAGAGACCAGATAGGAGACTCCCGAATGGCACGCGTCAACACCAACAACTTCGGTCTCCGCTACGTCATCGAGAGCTCTCTCGGAGTAGCGCCGACCACCGGCTGGAAGCAGCTGGAACCCAACGACATCACGACCTTCGGTCCGAGCATCACGACTGTGGAGCGTCGGCCCATCTCCTCGCAGCGCGGGGAGCGGAAGGGCACCGTGGTCAACCTGGAATCGGAGGTGGGCTTCGAAGCCGACCTGACGATGGATGCCTTCACGGACTTCGCGGAAGGCTTCGTCTTCTCGCAGTTCGCGAACGACGAGTTCGTCCTCCGGGAGTCTGCCGCACCACCGAGTGTGGATGGCACGCCGACCGGCTACACCGTGGATTCGGTGACGGCCCAGCTGGCGGCCAAGCTGACCTACGATGTCGGCGGAACCGCCAGTCTGCTCTACGGTCTTGGCTACGCTCTGGCTGCGAACAACGGTCTGAAGCCCCTGACCGCTGCGGTCTCGGCGACCGACACGGAACTGACTGTCTCCGGTCTTGCGACTGAGACTCCCCCGGCTTCTGCGGACCTGCAGGTTGCTGGCGTGCGGGTAGCTATCGGCGACCTTGCTCTGACCGTGTCTGGTTCCACCGCGACCATCGTTTCTAGCGCGGACATCTCCGACTGGTCGGCGCTCGGCCTCCAGGTTGGGCAGTTCATCCATGTTGGCAGCGACGACGGCACTGGCGCGGTCCAGAATGCCTTCGACGACGGTTCCGGCGGGGACGTGTTCGGGTATGCCCGGATCACTGCCATCAGCGGTGGCACTCTGACTCTGGACAAGCTCGACGTGAACCTGGACACCACCGACGCTGCGAACGCGACGGCTGTGGACATCATGTTCGGCCGCTTCCTCCGCAACGTGGCGGTTGGCGCCAGTGCGGTGGACGGCGAGTATCTCGAGCGAAGCTTCCAGTTCGAGGGTGAGTATCCCGACCTGGAAGGTGTCGGAAGCGATGCCTACGAGTATCCGGAAGGCAACTTCGCGAACGAGTGGGTGCTGAACCTGCCGCTCAACGACAAGGCAACTGCCAACTGGAGTTTCATCGGCACGACCACCGACGAAGTCACGGCTACTCGGAAGACCGGCCCATCCAGTGCGGTGGATCCTCTTCGGACCACGGCTGTGAACACCAGTTCGGACATCGCGGTGATCTCCACCGACGTGGTCTCCAGCCAGTCGGACGTGTGCTTCCAGGATCTCACCGTCACGATCAACAACAACGTGAGCCCGCAGAACTGCCTCGGCACTCTCGGCGCTTCGTTTATCAACACGGGTCTCTTCCAGGTCACGATGGACGGCACCATGCTGTTCACCCGGAAGGAGATCACCAACGCCATTCGCAACAACACCACTGTCACGTTCCACACGATTTTGAAGAACGACAACGGTGCGATAGCTGTTGACATGCCGAGCCTGACCCTGGGCGACGGCCAGAAGTCCTTCCCGCTCGACGAGGCGGTCCAGGTCACGATCTCCGGTCGTGCCTTCGCTGACCCGACGGGGACCATCCCGAACGTGAGCTTGGGCGTGAGCCTGTTTGCGACCGTTCCCACCATCCGACCGGCAGCCTGATCTGCCAGGAGAACGCCACCATGACTGATGTCGACGATTTCGACTACGTCACCGAATTCGACCCAGGCCGAGCGATGGCCTGGGTTGACATGCCTGAGTTGGGCGAAGAAGCCCAGATCCTCGTGCGTCCCGCGACGCAGAGTAACAAGCCCTACTACAACGCGATGCTGCGGACCAGCGGCAAGCGTGCGCGCCAACTGGCCAAGAGGGGCACCATCAGCGTCGCTGATCTGGAGAAGAACCGTCTCGAAGACCGCGACCTGTTCCCGAAGTTCGTGATCGCCGATTGGCGTCACGTCGAGAAGGGCTCCGATCGTGGCAAGCCCAAGGAGGACAAGGAGTATGTCGCTTTCAACCGAGATGCCGCGAAGGCTCTCTGCAAGAAGCTCCCGGCCCACCTCTTCGACCGGCTGCGCGACCACGCTGCCACGGAAGAGAACTTCTACCCGGACGACAAGCTCCCGCCCGATCCTGAGGAACTCGCGGGAAACTCCGAGAACGTCTCCTCTGGGAGCTGAAATACGCTCGCAACGGCTTCGCCATCGAGAGCGGGCAATACGAGCGCAGCTCTGGCAAGTATGCGCCAGACTGGTTCTACGAAAAGCCCGATCTCGTCAGGGGAGACGAGTTCTACCTCTCAGCTTTCTGGGAACTGAGCAGCTGCCGCAACTTCGGAATGGTGGTCGGTCCTATCCCCTGGACCGCCGCCGTCGAGTATGGACGGATGAAAGGTCTCGAACCGGACATGCTGGATGTGTTCATCCGGGTCATTCGCGAAATGGATGAAGTCTACATCGGAGAGAACAACAAGAAGCAGAAGCAGAAGATGAGCGAACGGAATGGCTGAAGTCTACGGAGTCCGGAACAAGCTGAACGGTAAGACCTACATCGGGTTCACGTCACGCACGTTCTCTGTCCGTAGGTCCGAACACCTTCGCACAAGATTCCGCAAGACAACCATCTTGGGCCGTGCCCTGGCCAAGCGAGGAGGATTGTAATCGTCGACTTCAGAATCGATGTCAAGGTAGACCCCCGTGGAGCAGTCCGGGGGACGCGAGTCGTGGAGCGTCGCATCCAGGCTGTGCAGAATCGTGCCGATGCCGCACGGGGTGCCTTGACTCGAATGCTGGGAGTCTTTGCCGGAGTCGGCGCTATCACCAGCGCGGTCAGAACCCTGGCCACCTTTGATGAGTCTATTCGTAGGGCTGGAGTGGTGAGTGGGGCTACAGCTGAGCAGTTCCAGCAACTCAACGATATCGCCAAGGAGTTGGGCTCGACGACTCGCTTCACAGCAACGGACGCAGCCCAGGGTCTGACGTTCCTGGCTCAAGCAGGTTTCAGCGTTGCCGACAGTTTGGAGAGTGTTGGCGATGCTCTGCGTCTTGCTCAAATCGGCAGCCTTAGCCTCGCTGAGGCCGCAGACATCACTTCTAACGTGCTGTCAGGTTTCAACCTCGGAGCTGAACAGGCTGAGCGATTTGTTGATGTGCTGGCAAAAACCTCTGTCAGCGCGAACACCAATGTGCGGCAGCTGGGAGAAGCGTTCTCCTTCGTCGCGCCGATTGCCCAGGGTGTGGGCATCAGCATCGAGGAAGCTGCAGCTGCGATCGGTATCCTGTCGAATGCCGGCATCCAGGCTGGTCGAGCGGGCACCGGCCTGCAGCGGGTGGTCTCGCGATTGAGTAACCCGACCGCGCAGGCCGAAGAAGTGCTGGCGAAATACGGCCTGACGACGGCAGATGTATCTGTCGAGCAGGTTGGTCTGACCAAGGCTCTGGAGAATCTTGCGACTGCCGGACTCTCTGCGACGGATGCACTGGTCTTGGCTGGTGATCGCGGCGGTCCCGCAATCACTGCCTTGACAAATGACGTAGAAGGTCTAGAGAAGTTGCGGGAGAGCGTTACCGGAATCGGTGGTTTCTCGAGGGAATCTGCTGCTGCTCTAGACGACAACCTGTTGGGCTCACTGCGGAGAGTTGCCAGTGCGTTTGAGGCAGTCATCCTGGCCATCGGTGAGAGCGGAGGGACGAGCGGTCTTCGCGGTCTGCTAGGGAGTCTCGCCGACGGGCTGCGCTTCGTCGCGAACAACATCGACACCGTCATCACGTTCGTCCGGAACCTGGCCATCGTGCTTGGTCCTCGCGTGCTGGTCGGAGCCATCCGTGCGTTGACCGCTGTCTTGGCGACCAACCCTCTTGGGCTGCTGGCTGTGGCGATTGCTGCGGTGATCACCCTGGTGCCGGATCTGCAGGAGAAGTTCAAGGCTCTCGTGGCTGATATCGTTGCGGTCGGCGACGCTATCGCAGCGAACTTCGACTTCGAGAGCCTGGTCGTCGGTTTCGCTGTGGCGATCGATGAGATTGTTGCCCTCTTCAATGGATTCGGTGCAGCTGCCGGGGCTGTGTTCGATGCACTGAGTCAGCAGCCTGAAGAGGCGGGGGAGTTGATCAAGAAGGGCTTCCGGGACGCGCTCGAAGCGACTCTGGACTTCTTCTTTGCTGCCGCACAGACCATCGGCAATATCATTCTCGGAATCGGAGACGACCTCGTCACAGTAGTCGCCAACGCTGCGGGTGCCATTGGGGCAATCAGTAAGGGTAATCTGGATGCGGCAAGGCTGTTTGAAGACAACATCAAGACCGCCCTCCTGCGAACCGGCAACCGGGTCACTACCTTCACCGGACAGCTGGAAGGTAACTTGACGAAGCTCCGAGACGTAGAGTTCCTTCCCGAAGTAGAGCTTACCAAGAAAGCCCGGGACTTGGGCGAACAGGTCGCCCAAGAGTTCGAGCGCGGTGTGGCGGAATCTGGAACTTCGGCGGCCGATCGCGCGCGAGAGTTGTTCAACCCGAGCGGAGGGGCGGGGGCTGGTGCCGCCGCTCCGTCGGACGAGCAACGGGCGACTGGCCCTGGCGCTCAGATTGCGAATGGTGCAGACGAAGCCAGCGAGAAGGTCTTCACCCTCCAGCAGCAGATCGATGCGCTGGACAACCGAACGAATTTCGGCTCAGGTATCTCTCGCGGCATCCTGCGACTCAAGCAAGAGGCCGAGGACCTGGCCGCAGTCGGCGAGCAGGGGGCGAACGTCTTTGCGGACACCGCAACAGACGCTATCGTCGATTTCGTGAACACAGGCGAGTTCAACTTCAAGGAATTCGCCAATTCCATCCTACAACAGTTGTTGCGGATCATCGTCCGGCTGCTTGTGGTGAAGGCACTGAGTACTGCTTTTGGTGGCGTGGCAGGCAGTGTCGGAAGCGCAGCAGCCGGAGCGGCGACCCAGCAACGACAGAGCGGGGGTCCGGTTCAACGGAACCGCTCCTTCCTCGTGGGCGAAGACGGCCCAGAACTCTTCACTCCAGCAACCAACGGCAACATCTCGAACAACCGAGCGACCCAGCAGATGCAGCAGCAAGCACCGCCGGTCGTCAACGTCATCAACGTTCAATCCGAGGACGAAATTCCGGAAAGCATCAGCTCA